TAAAAAGTAGTAAAAAAAGAGATGAAGAACATAGAGTATGGTATGTGGGAGTAACACGTAGCAAAAGAAATTTATACTTGATGAGAGCAAAAATAGAAAGGTATGGTTATAATTTATGACAAATAAAGATATGTTTAAGGGAACTACATATGACTCATTAAACAAACAGGTAGATGGGAACCATTATTCTAAAATGAAAATTCAGCCTGCAGAATTTATAAATGAAAACAAATTATTATTTGCTGAGGGCAATGCTATAAAATATATTTGTAGACATCAATCAAAAGGAAAAGAAAAAGATATTCAAAAAGCAATACATTATTTAGAAATGATTTTGGAAAGAGATTATTCGTGAATAAAAAACTAAAAGTTCTTGATTTATTTTCTGGTATAGGTGGCTTTGCATTAGGCTTAGACTCTACAGGAATATTTGAGACTGTAAAATTTGTTGAAAAAGATAAATATTGCAAGAGAGTTCTACAAAAGAACTTTCCTAACATACCAATAGAGGAGGATATAAAAAATGTCGAAGGAAAAGAAGGAGACGCAGATGTCGTGGTCGGAGGTTTTCCGTGCCAACCAATGTCCGTCGCAGGAAAAAGAAAAGGAACAGATGACGACCGCTATCTCTGGCCAGAAATGTTTAGACTCATTAAACAGATCAAACCCCAATTCGTTATTGGGGAGAATGTGCAAGGAATTATTAACATCCAAAACGGCATGGTACTCAGACAGGTGCAAGACGATTTGGAAAGTGAAGGTTTCGAAGTCCAATGTTTCCTTATTCCAGCTTCAGGCATCGGTGCTTGGCACCAGAGGTACAGAGTCTGGATTGTGGGCCACTCCGAACACAATGGATCACTTGCCTCCAAGATCGAAAGAAGGAACACTAAAACTGCAACAGGGACACAGGAAAGGCAGATCACGACCGGCGAACCTGAGAGAACAAGTGGATCCAGAAACGATGAGAATGTATCCAACACCAAGATCATCGGGACAGGAGAACCCAGAAACATTGATCAAGAGGAAGGGAATCAAAGCAGCAGCTCAACACAATCTAACAGCAGCAGTGAAGATGTTTCCAACACCGACAGTGGGATGCGAAGAGGGCGGAGAACAATCGGAAAGAGTGGAGAGGACAAAGTCTGGAGGTTTTATTCTGAGGAAGAAGAACAAACCAGAGTCGACGTTCGGAGCAAAACTATCGGACGCGATGCTGTATCTGGAAAAAGACATGAGAGCGAAGAAACAATCATTTCCAACACCGACGGCATTCGATTCGAACGAGATAAACAAACCAAGAAAACCACATCCAGGAGGGGGACAGAAACCTCCTTTGAATCAAGTAGTTCAGATGTATTACAGTCCGACGACGAACGACGGGAAGAACGTAACGTTTCCGATCAGTCAAAAGAACAGATCGTCGATAATTGGGGACATGATACGGATGGACAAAAACAAACCTGGTGGCAAATTGAATCCAACATTTGTGGAGTTCCTAATGGGATTTCCTATGGATTGGACAAAAACAGAGCAAACAGAATAAAAACTTTAGGTAACGCAATAGTTCCTCAAATAGCAAGAGAAATAGGATTAGCAATAAAGAAAGTTTTATATGATCATACCAAGATTTGAAGCACAAACAGAGTGGATTGAACCAGAAGAGTATCCAGATCTAAGATCTTACGATGAGATTGCAATTGACTTAGAAACAAGAGATCCAGAATTAAAAACAAGAGGATCAGGTGCTGTTATTGGTTTAGGTGAAGTCGTTGGTATAGCTGTTGCTGTACCTGGTCGAAAATTTTATTTTCCAATTGCTCATGGCTCTGGACCCAACATGGATAGAAAGAGAACCTTAGAATGGTTTAAAGATATTTGTGGATCTGATGCTACAAAAATATTTCATAACGCAATGTATGACGTATGTTGGATACGCAAATTAGGTATAAAAATCAATGGTTTAATAGTAGATACTATGATTGCAGCTAGTCTTATAGATGAAAATAGATTTCAATATTCTTTAAATGCATTGTCTTGGGATTATCTTGGTCACGGTAAATCTGAAGCTGCGTTGAACGAAGCTGCAAAGTCAAGAGGATTAGATCCTAAAGCAGATATGTGGCAATTGCCTGCAATGGAAGTTGGATCTTATGCAGAGAAAGATGCAGAACTAACTTTTGAGTTATGGCAAATATTTAAAAAAGAAATTATCTATCAAGATATTGAATCTATTTTTAATCTCGAGACAGATCTATTTCCTTGTTTGGTTGACATGCGTTTTTTAGGAGTAAGAGTAGACGTTGAACGTGCTCATAAATTAAAGCAAGACCTAGAATACCAAGAAAACCTCCTACTGTCACAGATAAAAAAAGAAAGTAACATAGACGTTCAAATATGGGCAGCAAGATCAATTGCCAAAGTTTTTGACAAATTAAAATTACCTTACGAAAGAACTTTAAAAACACAGGCACCATCCTTTACAAAAAATTTTTTACAAGAGCATCCTCACCCAGTTGTTAAACAAATAGCTAAAGCTCGGGAGATAAATAAAGCTCACACTACATTTATTGATACCATAATTAAGTATGAACATAAAGGTAGAATTCATGCAGAAATAAATCAAATAAGATCTGATGCAGGTGGTACGGTTACAGGAAGATTCAGTTATAATAATCCAAACTTACAGCAACTACCGGCACGGAACAAGGATCTAGGACCTATGATTAGATCTTTATTTTTACCAGAAGAAAATCATACATGGGGATGTTTTGACTATTCACAACAAGAACCAAGACTAGTAGTGCATTATGCAGCTTTACATAAATTTCCAACTGTATATGATGTTGTTGATGCGTATGAAAATGATTCATCAACAGACTTTCATCAAACCGTAGCTGACATGGCTAAGATTCCAAGATCTCAAGCAAAGACAATTAACCTTGGATTATTTTATGGAATGGGTAAGAATAAATTACAAGCAGAATTAGGAGTATCAAAAGATAAAGCAGCAGAATTGTTTGACCAATACCATGCGAAAGTTCCCTTTGTTAAACAGTTAATGAACGCGGCATCTAATCGTGCTCAAGAACGTGGACAAATACGTACACTTCTGGGTCGATTATGCCGTTTTCATTTATGGGAACCAAACATGTTTGGAATGCACAAAGCCATGTCTCATGAAGATGCACTCAGGGAACATGGACCTGGAATTAAAAGAGCATACACTTACAAATCCTTAAATAAATTAATTCAAGGCAGTGCAGCTGATATGACAAAAAAAGCAATGTTAGAATTATACAAAGAAGGTATAATAGCTCACATACAAATTCATGATGAATTAGATCTATCGGTAGAATCAGAGTCACATGCCAAAAAGATTATTGAAATTATGGAGAACGCTGTTAGTTTAGAAGTTCCCAATAAAGTTGATTACGAAAAAGGTAAAAATTGGGGAGATATATATGATAAGGATTAATTATGGCTTACTTAAATGCAAACATACCAGTAACTTACGCACAAATAAGAAGAGAATATTTATATGATCTTAAAAAACACCATGGAGAAGTTGAAGACTGTATTGTCTTTGGTATTAGCTCTATTACAGGTAAGTCTATTTTATTTCATGCTATTATGGAAAATGGTGCAATCTTTTATAGACTTCCTATTACAGCATTTATCCAACGTGGATTTGAAATTAAGGATGTACCTAAACGTAGACTTGATGAGCTTCAGCTTTGGAATTGTTTTAGTTATTATCCTTCTGTACATTCTTGGGATATCTTAGACGGACAAGCAGGAAAATATATAGGTAAAGATAAAAAATGGCATCCAGGTAAATATTTATTTACTGTTGATTTTGCTCATCCAGAGAGTAATATACTTGATACAGATCATTCTGAAATACCGCACGAACATAAGTGCGCTCACATAATTGCGTTAGATGATGGTAATTATGCAGCACAACCTAACAACAGATGTATATGGGACATACCTTCTTTTACTGTGAGAGATGATACACCTGATTGGAAAGTGCAAACTTCTGAGTGGAATGTAGAAGATAGTAGAGCTTGGCGGACAGAAGATACCGACAAGTTTTTCTATGAAATTGAGGAGAAAAAAAAATGAGTTTAAATATATGCATGGATTGCAATTTTGAAAAGAAAAGGTGTCAGTGTAAACCTATAATAAAAATGGAGGACAACATGTTAAAAAAAATTTGGCAAAAAATTAAAAGTTGGTTTTGGATTAAAGACTAATGAATTTAGCGGATCTTTTAAAAAAGAATTTTGTATTAGTTCCGGTCGTAGCATCAGTGCTAGTCGGAACTTTTACTGGCGTTCGTTATATTGTTAATCTTACAGATACTATAAACACTAATCAGCAAGAAATCGTAGATCTTAAAAGAGATTTAAAAGTTGCCGAAGACAAAATTGTAGATCAAAACACAAGACTAACTTCTGCTGAATCTACTTGGCAGATGGCAGAAAATTTATACAGACAACTAGCAGATCAAGTCAGAGAACATGACTATGATATTAAGGATTTAAACAGGTAATGTATGGAGG